CTAACTATAAATAGAATAATGCGTAGAAATAGGTCGGAAGTTCTTAATAACTGAGGCAAGGTCTTTGGCTTGTTTTAATGCCTCGGCTTTGCACTGGGTGCCGCACATGCCGCTTTTACGTGCGGTATATGAGGCATCGTCTCCTATCTCTTTTCCGCACCGTACGCAGGCATCGCCCTTCTTAACGGTCGGGTGCATCCCTTCCAGCCATTTATTGGGCGTATCTCTTTCATGCGATTTCGCGTATGAAACCAGATCGTCGGGGAATCGTCCGCTCACATTGTATTTGGCGTCATTCCACGCATACTCCAGCGCTTCAAAATCATCGGCATGGGCGGATTGCGCGAGTTTGAGCAGTATTTGCCCAGCTCCATTCGCATCGTCAACCGCCTGATGATAGGAGCCCATGTCGATGCCGAAATGTTTGCATATCGTCTTGTACCTGTGATTCGGCAGGTTCGGCAATAGTTCTTTCGCTAAAGCCCAGGTGTCAATCCAACCGTTCTCCAGCATCGGCATACGGTACAAAATGCAATCCTCACGCATCATCTTCGCATCGGCGTTAGCCGCTCGATGCGCGACAAGCGGGAGGTCTTCTACGAAATATGATTCAAACCGTCCCAGTACTTCCGGCCATTCTGGCGCTTCGAGAATGTCGCTCTTCGTTATATGGTGGAGCTCCGTATGCTTTTCATATTCGAAGAGATTGAGTCGTTCATGTGGTTTGACAAGACTCGCGAACGAATCCACTGGTTCTCCGTCTCTAAATTTGACCGCGCCGATCTGGCATATTGAGGCTGGATTGTTGTTCGCCGTTTCGAAATCTATAGCTACAAAATCCAATGACATGGGCAACCCCCCTGTTTTTCGTGTACAAGAAGAGTCTACGCTCGCGACCGTATAGATGAATCGGCATATTCAATTGCGGTTATCCAATATCTGGTGCACAATCAGAATCATGCAATCAAACAAATGTTCTATCGGATTGACGGAACCGCCGTCTGAGATGAACCTTGCTCGAATCAACGGGAACGAAAAAGAGGTCCGCCCATCCCGCGAAGAACCGGCGAACCTCTCAGCATTGCCACACCACCAGAAGGAGGCGCGACATGAGCTAGTCTAACACTATTCGACTCGCCTGCGGCCTACCGAAGCGGCTATGAGGGCAAGGGAATCAGGAAGTCCGACCATCGGCGCGATGATATCCAGCTCGGAAATCAGGAATGACTTTTTTCCCGTCAGCCGATCGCTGACATAGGACTGGGCCTTTCTGCCTATCGCTTTTGCGATATCCATCTGAGTGAGATGCTTGTCCTTCATTCTCGCGTCAAGGTATGCACCTATTGCGATATCTGTGTTTGAGATTTTTGCGTTCATAACAAACAGTATATCTCATATAACATATCTTGTCGGGCGTGTCGTTATTTGACATATCTTAAATAAGATATATAGTTGTAACCAGCAAATCGGAATACGGTACAAACACATTGTTAAATATCGTATATAAGATACGGAGACTTCATGGACACCAACGCATTCATCTCGCAGGCAATATCGGTACGCCTTCTGCGAATCAAGAAGAAGCAGTATCAGCTCGCGTCCGAACTGAATATCGACCAGACAGTGCTTAGTCATTACATGACCGGCAAAAGCTCTTGGAACGCCAAGGTAATGGACCGCATTGCCCCTCTCCTCGGTTGGGGCTCTGCTGTTGACATCGCGATTGCCGCAGAAGAGGAACGACAGATTATGCGGTCGATTCCCCCTTCTGAGTCTCCCAAGCCAGAAGCTGAGCAGCGTCTTTCTGAGTCTCCTGTATTGGAGGTAACAGCATGAGTACAGAAAACATGGAAGCCCCTGAGATTTACAGCGGAAAGGTAGGAGTGGAGATCGTACCGGATATGCGCAAGCTCAGGAGCTTCGCCAAGGACTTCATCGCCCTCGTGGACAGTTACTGGCCGGAGGAAACAGGTAGTCCCTTGGCCACGCAATCCAGGCAGACCGGCAACTGTGATTCGCCTACACCGGACATGTCCTCGACTTCGGCACCACAGTAATAGCAGCGATTGCCGTTCTGCTCCTTCACAGCACGAACGGCCATCTGTTTCAACCGGTCATCGAAGTCCTTATTGAACTTGACGAAAGCCATATTCACCTCCTCTCAATGAATCGAGACATTATGAACACTTCGAATCGTAGTCTGACCATCACGGAAACCGAGTAACCCATGTTTGGTTTCAACAAACGTTCCGAAGAGCCGGAAAACCTGTATGAAGAGCCACCCGTACCGGAGATCAAGCCATGCCCCATCTGCGGCAAGACCCCATCGGTCTACTGCGCCGGATGCTCAATGCTCGGAAGCGGTGCCAGCACCAGGTTCTGGAATTGCCGGTGCATCGACTGCGATTATCCCAAGCGTCCTTCCGGATTGAGCGTCAATTACTGTAATAAGGCCGACGCTGCCGACCATTGGAATGAGTTGGCGGACCGGTCTGAGAAAACACTGGACGCACCTCTTCCCGAATGCCCCATCTGCAATAAGCGTCCGACGCTTGTAGAGATCGTCGGCAAAGGAATGGTCTACGACTGCGGATGCGATTGCGTGAGTATTTCAAGCCCCTCCCTCAACCCGATAGAAGTCAAGAAAGACTGGCTGAGAGAAGCCGCCCGCAGAGCGGACTACCTGAGAAGGCTTCGCTCCTGCACGGATGTGCTGTCAAGAAATTAACAAGTCTTGCCGCAGTGGGTCGTTTTTTATCCACCTATCGACTACAGGCAAATAAATACCATACTGCGATCTGCTGCGGCAACCATCGGCCGGAACCCTTCGGGGTGTCTGGACACGCACCATCGCCGCCACACCATAGGACTCGTCATCCATCTCTCAGAAACCAGAAACACGGTGGCGGCAAGGACGTTCTCGGTTCGAATCCGAGTCCGGCCACGCGGAAAGGACATGTCATGAACAGGAAAACGTATGGGGCTCACTGCTCCGGCTGGCAGCATTCACCTGATGAACGCCGGCACCGGCATGAGAACACGAAGACAATCACTTGTCTGACGTTGGCGGCGACCGGGTTCCTGATTCTCTCACTGCAACCCTATGCGGGCCCGTGGAGCATTCTCGCAGGCTTCATGTGCTGTTCGCCCGTCATGCTCTCGTTCGCATTGTCGAAAGGAACACAAAAATGATCTGGTTCATACTCGCCGTAACACTCCTGCTCATCGGAGTCGGCATGATAGCCGTCGCACTCGCCAACGGTGGCGACGGAGCCGGTTTCGGCTTCATTCCCATCATCGTCGCCGCACTGTTGATGATTCCGGCATGCCTATACTCGCTGGACGTAGGCGAGGTGGCCGTCATCCGCAACATGGGCGGCTCCGTCGCCGGTCATGCGGAGAACGCGGGCTTCCATGCGAAGGCGCCGTGGCAGTCGGTCATCAAATACGATACGCGCAACAACCTCATCAACTTCTTCAAGGACACCGACTACAAGTACGACGGCGGCAGCGCGGAAGGCAAGGAGATCACGGTCAACGACCGTAGCGGTGCCAGCGCGAACATCGACATTCAGGTCAACTATTCGCTCGAACCGTCCGCCGCCGAAATGCTCTACTCGGAATACGGCAAGCAGACCACGTTCACGCAGAACTACATCGGCAACGACCTGCGCAGCGTGGCCCGTGAAACCTCCGGCAAGTTCGACACGATCACGATGCTCACCGACCGTGGCAAGTACACGAAGGCCGTGCAGGACGCGCTCACCTCGAAATGGAAGAGCATCGGCCTGACCGTCGAACAGGTGTCCGTGCAAGACATCCGCTACCCGAAGTCCATTACCGACAGCTACGCGCAAGCCCAAGCCGCCGAGGTCGCCAAGCAGAAGGCGAAGAACGAGCAGGAGACCGCGAAGGTCGAGGCCGAGACGAAGCGCATCAAGGCGCAGGGCGAGGCCGACGCGAACAAGGTGCTGAACGATTCCCTGACCGACAACGTGCTCCGGCAGCATTACATCGACGCTTTGAAGAACGCCGACCAGCTGATCGTCACACCCGAGGGCTCCAACACCCTCATCCAACCCAAATGATTCTTCCGGGCGGGGTTCTTTATTCCTTTACTTCCTCGTCCGGTGGCAGCCAAGCGCATGGTGCCGCACCTACGAAGCCTTCCAATGGTCATGGACTTCTCCAAGGTGCACCGGGTTCGACTCCCGGCTTGGCGCTCAGAAAATTTAACCCCTTCGCGTCCTACGCCGGAAAAACCAATACAAGGGTTTTCGGACGTGTCAGCTCCGACGCAGAAGGACAACAACCAACCATCCCAGTGGAGGGACAACATCATGGCAATATCACCGTTCGACCAAATGAGTCTGCTCATGGAGAAAACGTGGGCTCAGATTCAATCGGAGGACGCGGACTGATGGCATCTGATTCCAACTCTATCGCCAGAGCCATCCGTTATCTCGGTGATTGCGTCCGTTATCTCGCGGACAAGTATGTGGCAGTGAACGATCGCGTGTACTCGGATTGGAACGAGGCGTCGAAGGTCGTCGGGGATGTTGGCCGTGACCATGTGGCCGATTATGCGGAGGCGTCACACAAGCAGGGCAAGTCGCGTACTTGGCGTCACAGTCACCTGATGGAACGAGAGGAACAATTGTCCATGCAGTCGAGGGGTTCTCATGTTGACCCCGAATGATGTCCGCGCAGAAAGTTCCGCACGTATCGTTCCCTGCTTCACGGCGAGGTCTACGACGTGGAGGATGTTGACGATTTTCTGGACGCGGTGGCGGGCACCATTCGTGTCCTGGGTATTGAAGCACGCAAAAGAAGAAAGGAAGAATAATGGCCAAGCTCACCCCTTTTATCTCGGATGATTTCGACGCGAGTGAACTGCGTCCCGATCAGGTCAAGACCCTGCTGGCGCAGACGGACGCGCTTATCGCCGGCTTCACGGAGATAGGAAAACGACTGCGCTCCCAGATCGAGGATGACATGGACGTGAACAACCGTTCCGATTCCATCAACATCAACGGCCTGCATGTCGCGGACATCACCCTGCGCGTGGGAGGCAAGGGCAAAAGCAAGTGCGTTGACCAGCAAGCGTATGTGGATTGGCTTCTTGCGAACGGCAAGGAGGATATGACCGAAATGGTCACGATTCCGGTGAAGGCGGCTCTGGAACCTTCGTATATCGACAATCTGAAGTCTTTGGAGTTCGCGGACGAACAGTCGGGCGAGGTGACGAAACCGGCTGGCGAGTATCCGGCTGGCTGTGAGCTGGGCAGAGGCAGTTCGGGCGGTATCAGCGTCTCCTACGTGAAGGACGTGTACCGGGACTTGCTGGCCACGTTGCAGCCTTCGAACGTGATGGGCTTGCTTACCACGGGCCATGTCGAAGAAGATTCAACGGAAGAGAGTGAACCAGAATGGTGAACGATCTTACCGTAACCAAGGAGCAGGAATGGTGGTCGAACACGCAGCTTGCCGCCTTGCAGCACATGGGTGTCCAGGATGCGCCGAATGCGGACCTTGCTGTGTTCCTTCACCAGTGCAAGCGTACCGGTCTTGACCCGTTCAGCCGTCAGGTCTACATGATCGGACGCAAGAACAAGGTCAAGCAGTGGCAGAACGGCCAGCAGGTCGATGTGTGGGAAACGAAGTGGACGATTCAGACCGCCATCGACGGTTTCCGCCTCATTGCCCGTCGAGCCGCCGACCATAACCGTGAGAAGTTCGCGGAACCGGAGACCCTGTGGTGCGGGGAGGATGGCGTCTGGCATGACGTATGGCTGGGCGCAGGCCATCCCTCCGCCGCGAAAGTGGTCGTGGAACGCGGCGATGGGGTGTTCACCGCAGTCGCGTTGTTCAACGAATACTGCGGCACCCGATACGACAAGACGCTTCGCAAGCAGGTGCCGAACAGCATGTGGGCTTCCAAGCCCGCCGTCATGCTCGCCAAATGCGCCGAGGCTCTGGCTTTGCGCAAGGCTTTTCCCCAAGACCTGTCGGGCCTGTACATGGCTGACGAGATGGATGCCGTCGAAGAGGTTCAGGCGACCGTCGTAGAGGAACCCCAGGAGAAGAAACCGGAATGGACGGCTCCCAGCGAAGGCGTGCTCATGGCTTCCGAAACCGATTTGAACAAGCTGCACGAGACGAAGAATCAGTGGCTTGCAGTATTCGCTTCGGCTTCCGAACGGGACTTCAACAACGAGATGCGTCGAATCGTGGGACGCCGCGACGTGAACGGGAATAACATCACGCTCACGGAATGCGAGACCGCGACACAGGCGCTCCAAGCGCAGATCATAAAACAACGGACTCAGACGGACGACGGCCAGAAGGCCGAGACACAGAAGGAGGCTCCAAATGAGCAAGCAGATTGATTTGAAGGACGCGAAGGAAGGCATGTGGGTCGAGTTCGACAGCATCGAACACGACGAGCCCAATGGCCGTGTGCCGGAAGGCCATTTCGCCGGAAATCTATTGGATATAAGCAAATTGACCGATATGACTTTTCTCAGCTACCTGATTCAAGACTACCGGGCGTTCGGCGTGCTGGGGAGCGTGGTGTGCCCTGATACCGATGACACCGTGTTCACCTTGTTCTGGGTATGCGATGGCGAGGTCAAGCCGCAAGAATATGTGAGGAATATCCGCCTCTACGAGTCGAAGCCCGAAGCCGCAACGGAAGATGATGGCGAGCGTATCACCGACATCACGAAGGTCATGGTGAAGGACACGGTGGTGCTGAAGTCCGGCAACAGATACACGGCGGTCGATGTACGTCCCTACTGCGAGAACGGCCAGACCCTGTACCTGCGTGCCGAGGAGTTCGGCGCTTTGGACGGCTGGTGGGCGTATGACGAAGACTTCCAGTATGCGGTTCACGGGACCTTCGACAAGTTTGGATGGCCGTTGAGGACCGGCTTCTACAAGGATAACGCGAAACAGGTATGGCATTTCGACGCCAAGCAGAACAACCTCATGCGCGTGTTCACCGATGACGGTTCTCCGGCCCAGTCCACCCAGTCGCCCGTATACGGTTACGGACGGTTCAAACGTCTCGCCGACGAACAGAATCTATGGCCGTTGGCGGAGACGAGTCTGGTGGAGGCCTCGTGAAGTTCACCCCGAGGCAGGGCTGCAAGTGCGAGAAATGCCTGTGGGTTCACGGGGACAAGATCACTCTCCACCAATGCCCCACCTGCGGCGCCACTGATTGCGCGGGAGCCCAATCGCACATGCTGGTCTGCAATCGGACGGCCAGCGAGAAACACAAGACCAATTCGTACAGGAGGTACAGCTGATGGCCGGAGAGCCGAGCATCGAACTGAAAGGCTATGTAGGCAGGGTCAACGACTTCCAGAACGGCGGCAGCATTGTCACCGTCGGTGTCACCCCGTCCTATCAGGACAAGAACACGTCGCAGTGGGTGGACAAGCCCCAACTCTGGTTCGACGTTCGTCCCATCTCCAACGAGGCGAAGGGCGTGGTTGACGAGATCAGGAACGCGAAACAGAACAATCTCAGCGTCCGTGTGCTTGTGAACGGCGGCTTGTCGAAGCGCGTCAGCGAGAAGGATGGGAAAACCTACGAGCATCTGGAAATCGCGGCCCGCACGCTCGTGGTCATGTCCGCGAAACCCAAGCAGCAGGGCAATCAGAACGGTTTCCAACCGAACTACGGCCAGCAGAATTACGGTCAGGGAGTTCAGAACTATGGTCAGCTAGCCAATCCGATGACCCCCGCCTATGGTGCGACGCAGGCTTCCCAGACCGGTCAGCCGGCAGTTGACCCTTGGAGCCAACCGCAGACGGCACAAGCGCCGCAGACACCGCAGGGGGAGTTTGAGCCGGATGACGAGTTCTAACCCGTCGCGCGAGACGTGCCGTCTTGTGGATAGGCGGGATGGTGAACGGTGCGTCCGTTGCGGCACCACCTACAACTGGGCGGGTTTCTCCCGTCATCACAGGCATCTGAGAAGCCACCCGTTCCCCGGACTCCACCTGCCATCAAATCTCATACTGCTGTGCGGAAGCGGTTCGAACGAGGGTTGCCATTTGTGGGTGCATACCCATCAGCGTGAGGCGATGGACAACGGGTGGCTGGTCAGCGGTTTCAACGACCACCCCGAACAGGTGCCAGTCATGGTTTACGGCAAGGGCCTTGTGCTCTTGGACAACATGGGAGGCTTCACGTTATGCAGTTAGACGAAGCAGTCGAAGCGCTCTACAAACTGTTCTGCCGTGCCCCGTCCTTCCATATCGCGTTATGCAGGCTCGACCCGGTGGCGGCGTCCAGATTCATGAACGGAGATATTCGACTATGACACAGGCGAGGAAAGGGCCGCGACTGCCGTTAAGCCGTCAGGATGAGGCGATACTTGCCGGCCCGTGACTGTCAACCCAACTGGGACGCAACCTACGTGCAGCCGAGGCGCAGACGTTCGGACGCATGGTCTACGACGAGTGGACGAAAACCCATCCGGGCACACTCCCCTACACGGTAAGAATCGATTCCAGTCAGAAAACCGCGTACCTGCCAGAAGACCTGCCCCTATTGCACAAGGCGCTCACCCGGTACACGAACAGCAAATCATATCAACGTATTCAAACGGAAATCAAAGGAGAACACCAATGAGTGAGAAACCATTCTGGGAAGGCAAGACCGGTAAGGAGATGGCCGGACTGCACGTCAAGGCCACATGGAAGAACGGCGCCATTGTTACTGGAGTGTTAGATGACACAGGAGATATTGATTTAGGCGATAACCGTTCTTTGTACACGTCACGTGGCTATGACTCTTCCTGTGATTTTGAGCCAATGGGCGATATCCAATCCATCGAACTGTTGGATGACCCCAAGTATAAGCGCATCGACAACATCGAAAACGTGCAAGTGGGCGATATCTTCGTGGCCGATGACGGGAATCAGTATCTGATTGACGCCGCGGACAAAGACGATAAGGCAGCCACTTTCAGGGCATATCTTTCCTATGCCGGCGAAATGTGGCTCAGCAACTGCGCGTTCGCCTACGCATTGCGTCCGAAGCCGAAGCTGCCCGACCATGACGGACTGTGGCTCGACAAGGACGATAACATGTGGACGATGCGCGACGGCAGCGTGCAGTGCACGTGCATCGGAGCCGATAACTGGAACTTCATCCGCGCGTGGTTCTCACCGGATAGCGTTCAGGTTCTAAATTCCGCGCCATTCCGCCCGGCCAAGGTGGTGGAAGCATGAGCATCATCAGCAGCAAGGCGGAACACGTGTACAAGGGCAACGCGCTCCTGCAGGAGGCGTACATCGCCGGAGCCACGCGCCCGCCCACGGACGAGGAAATCGAAGCCGGAGCGAAAGCGCTCTATGATGCGCTGAACTCCGTCTGCTTTTTCTCGTGGGAGTCCGCCGATCGGGCGTCGCGGGCCGACTATATCGATGCCATGAGGCTTGCACTCAAGGCAATACAAGGAAAGGCAACGGAAGAATGAGCGACATGAGAACCTTCATCAAGGTTGAGCACAGTCGTTTCACTTTGATTTTGCGCAAAGGAATGCTCCCGTTCCACTGGATTGCGGAATCCCACGTCTACCCGGACAAAGGTTATGTCACGGCGGTACGCGAATGCACCAACTACGGCGCTGTATGGGCGTTGAGCAGTAGTGGCGCTCTCGATCAGGTCATGCCCTCGATCTGGGAGGACATCAAATGGTTGGACGAAAGGATGAACTGATGCGTGTGCATCGTCCGAGACTACAAAAACCAAACCGAAGGAGGCAACGGAAGAATGAGCGCTACTATTCTTGATCCCGCGTGCGGTGGACGCATGTTCTGGTTCGACAAGCATGACCCGCGCGTGCTGTTCGGCGACTGCCGCGACGAATCATGGGAGTTGTGCGACGGACGCCGCTTCGATGTGAAACCCGATCAGCTGATGGACTACCGTCATCTGCCATTCCCTGACGACTCGTTCCGGCTCGTGGTGCTCGACCCACCGCACATCAGACACGGAGGGCGCACCTCGTACATGGTGCGCAAGTACGGGCTTCTGGACGAGCATGGCTGGCCCGATGACCTCACGAGCATGTTCGCCGAGTGCTTCAGGGTGCTGGAGCCGTCCGGCATCCTGATCTTCAAATGGAACGAGACGCAGATCCCCGTATCCCAAGTATTGGCCTGCACCCCGCAACATCCTCTGTTCGGCAACAAACAACCGAAACAGACCGGCACCCATTGGATCGTATTCATGAAGGAGGCACTTGATGAAATTCCACAGGATTAGCCCGTGTCCTCGTTGTGGGGGGCAAGGTCAGGGCGAAGTGGGAGCGGGACGAAGTACTGGCTTTGCCTGAATACACGTTCTTTATCGTGATGTTCCGCTGCACTGCCTGCGGGCTCAGCCTCGATGGAGGTTGTTCTCGGAAGCCAGCTCCATATCAGTTGCAACGCAGCATCGTCGTATGGAACCGCGTCTGCAACGGTGATAAATGCTTCACGTTGCTCTACAAGATTCTGGCAGGCGGACGATGAGCGGGACACGGCAGTATCACCGACTTTCGGCCGAGACGTTGGACACGCTTCTGAGGCTTATCTCTGAGGATGAGTTGACACCGAAGCAGATTGCGGAGCGTGCCGGAGTGCCGCGCCAAAAGGTCTACGAGTATCGCAAGAAGCTCAAGGACCGCAGGAAGAGTGCGCCGTTGACCGACATCTCCACGCTCGTGATTCACCAGCGAGTCGTATTCCGCCCGGACGCGACCATCGAGAACCCGGAGGATGTGAACGGGCCGAGTTTCATCGACCCGGACAGCGGCTTCGACTGTTCTCGATGCGGACAGTCCATGAGCCGTGACTGGTTCACCATCCAGGGCAACCTCATCAAACCGGATTTCGGCTATTGTCCCGGCTGCGGCGGCGTGGCCACTCCTTACAGGGATGACACGATAAACCCCGATGCAAGGGAGGCGGGCGATGAGTGACGTGCAGAAGATTATCCACGATGAGATCGTCAAGTGCTCCACGTATGGGGTGGGCGACGATTTCGACACGGGACGTATGGCGGGTCTCTCGTTCGCGTTGCATCGCGTGGTCGAGGCTGACAGAGAGAACCGTACCGGCTGCAAGCATTTCGATCTGCACAATCCCGGACAAAAGGAGATGAACCTTGAGCATTGAGACGGAATCGTTCGACTTGACCTTTGGCAGCATCCACTATGCCGGCACGAGGCTCACTATCCCGATTGACGATGACGAATACATGGTTTATCGGGTAGAGATCGCCAATCATCGGCGTGGCTCTTCCAGCTTGGTGACGTTTCACCTCGACCGGGACGACTCCCGCCCGGAGCACAAGACCGTTGGCCAATCTGCAAGCGCTTATCTGAGCGTGGACGAGGCGAAACAAATCATGCAGGCACTGCAACAGGCAATCAAGGAGGCGGACGATGAGTGACAAGGCGATGCCGTTGGGCAGGAAGTTCAAGGTCCGGTTGACCATCACGCCGGAGGAAACCGGAACGCCCGTGGACATGCTGGGATTCACGTTCACCAGCGGGCGGAGCGGGCATACGACACTGAACGCACAGTACAGCAACATTCCCAAACTGGTTGACGACGGGCTCGACTCACTGTCGATTCTTGTGATCTTCAAAACACTGGAGATGTGGGCCCAGAAGGGATATGAGCTGTGCCAGCCCATCGTTCAACGATTTTACGGAGGCAGACGATGAGCTATAAGGCGAGGATATTCACCCGTGAGGAGTTTCGCGAGGTCGTCGCAGCCGCCATCTACGACTACGCACATACGCCCGCGAAATGCCTCTACACGACCAAGGATGCGGCAGACCAACTCTACGGCCATTACGGCGAGGAAACCGAGGTGGAGGAATGAAACCACGAGTGTATGACGATTTGGTCCAATCCGCCGTCGAATTGAGTTGCTTCGGTACAGGCCAGTCAACCATCGAGGAAGGCCGAGCCGCCTATCAAGCATGGCTCAAGGAGCATGACCGGCAGATAGCCGAAAAAGCATGGGAAGAAGGGTATATCCAAGCCGTCAAGAACATGAATCCCATGCCCGGCGAGGAATCGCCCGAATACACGCTAAACCCATATCGAAAGGAAAACGCATGAACGAGATTCAGCTTACAGACCATTTGGTTGCGCATATCGGCGCGGAAGGCACCTGCGGCCGTTATCAAGCCAAAATCTGCGAAGACGGCAACTTCAGAGACTTCCTGTACGCCATGAGCCTCAAACGTCTCAAGCGCAAGTGCGAGAAGTATGCGAAGCGTGAACGCAAGGCCATCGCATATGTCGCCACGCTCAAGGAGGAATCATGAGCGTAAGTAGTCTCAAAACGCGAAGAAGGAATTGAATTGAGCGGCTGGCGTGACAAGGCCGCGTGCCGTGACATGGACCTTGACCTGTTCTTCCCAACCACGTCCAGCGAGGAACGATTGGCGCTCAAGGCCTGCGCCCAATGTCCGGCGATATGCGAATGCGCACGGTACGCGGCGGAACATGCCCTGATAAACGGCTACCCGCTGCAAGGCATATGGGGCGGCATAAACAGAAGCAAAGGCAAGAACTACAGGAACAACGAAAAGGAGATGTAGGAATGAGCATCGCGGACGATGAAGCCGAGAAGGCGTATCCGACCCGCCACTGGGAAGGAACGCATGTCAAGAAACAGTTTTACTGCGACACGGACGATTTACAGGAAGCGTACCTGCGCGGCCGCAATGCGCCACCGGCTGACGCCGAGATCGAAGCCGTGGCGAAACGGCTCCTCTGGAACAGCTGCAAAAGGTATGACGACGAATATGCGGCAAAGGACGAGGAAGAAGCATGGGATCGCGAAGGCTGCTTCCCCGGATGGCAGGAAGACTATATCCGACAAGCCAAGGAACTACTCGCACTGGCGCGGAAGGCGGTAAACGAATGAGTCGCTATGGCAAGGCCGCAACACTCGCCATCGCCGCCGCCGTACTGTTCTTCGTACTGTTCTTCGCCTTCGTTGCCTATCTCGGCTGGGCTGAAGAAACGGCGGACACCATCATCCTCCGCGACGGCAGCCGATCATACGTATGCCAGACCAGCAGAATCTCACAAGCGCCACACAACTGCAAACCGGTCAAGGAGAAATCATGAGCATCGGATACGTGGAATGCGACCACTGAACCATCTGACTTGGAGCATCACCGACTATCGGGTGCGTATCAGCTCTAATTTGGAGAAGGGGGCTCATGTTGAGCAAAGCGGCAAGTAAAGCATGGCAACTGCTCATTGAAGACTCGAACCGTCCGGCAGAGGAGATTCGCTTGGCTACCGGACTTCGGGTCGATGTGATCGAGCAGATGCGCGGGGACGTGCAAAAACGATTACGAGACAACCCGGAGTTCTGATATGAAGCCGAGTTATTTGCCCGTCCAGTATGAGCATTGCCCGTACTGCGGAGGAATCATCAATGTTTTCGGAAACTGCGTGGACTGCCAGTTTCACGATGACCCGACTGAATGGTGGATGGACGAATGAGCCGACAGAAAGCCAAAGGCACACTGCTTGAATCCAAGGTGGTCAACTATTTGCGCGCCCGGTTGGGTGACAGCGAGCAGACGATACACCGTGAAGTGTTGCATGGGACGAAAGACCAGGGCGATATCACCGGTCTGCGTATCCACGGCCAGCCGGTCGTATTGGAGTGTAAAAACTACAGCACCTATACGGGGAGACTCAAGGAGTGGATGCAGGAGGGCCGTACCGAGGCGGGGAACGCTGACGCACCTTACTGGTTCGTCGTGTTCAAACAGAAGGGTCTCGGCTTGGACTCGCTGTCAAGCATGGACAACCAGCCCGTGCTCACCGACTTAAAGACCCTCGCATTGATAGCAGGACATGGAATCATCGAAGGAGACGAAGAATGAGCTACGACCTGTTCATAGTGGACAAGGATGTGCCGGAACCGGAATGGTTTGACGTATGCGAACGGGACGGCGAGCATGTGCGGACCGGCGCTCATGGCCGTTATTTCAACTACACGTATAATCTATCCGCGTTTTTCACCGATTACAAGGTCCATCCTAAGCATGACCTGGACGGGTTGACGGCCGGGGAGGCCGCAGCCCGTATCGACAAGGCGTTGAAAGACATCTACTTGGAACCATTGTATGTTTTGCGCGGCAAATACAATCCGCCGAACTATTGGGGCAGCGTGGACAGCGCCATCGCATGGTTGAAACTGATATACGACTATTGCCGGGAACACCCGGACTATATCGTGAGGGAACGCTCCTAAGGGGAAATGATGGAAGATAGGAAACTCGTTGATTTCGCCCGTTGGCTGAACGATCATCCGGGCGAATGGAATCTTTGGCCGTATCTCATTCCCATACAGGCCGACCGCAGGGATACCGTCGCATCGATGAGGCTTGTCATGGAACGCATCAAAAACCATCAGTACGACGAGTTCCGCGTGGACACCGTATTGCTCGAATACGAACTATTCAACGGTTTCATGGGCTTCGATAAGGGCAGCGTGCATGAAAACGGTCTCGCGTTGAAGATGAGGCTCAAAGCATGACCGCGCGGGGGGACGACCGGAAACTCATGCACTGGATAGCCTCACACGGATACACGGTGGTCAGGGCCACGACCGGCCACTGGAAAGTCTACGACAACGGCGTGCTGCTCACGGTGACGAGCGGCACGCCCTCGGACTGGCGAAGCCGCCACAACTTCATACGAGATTTAAGGAGACGAACATGTTCAATCTAGCATCGAAGATTCGGCACTGCTGCCCCCTCTACGGATGTGTCCCGCTCATATTCGAATGGAGAGGCCGCTACATGTTTTTCTGCACCCACTTGGAAGCCCCTTATGCCGATACGAGAGAGGAAGCATGGGACAAGTGGTGCGGAATGGTTGAGAATATTTGGGAAAGGGACAGGAAATGACCTGGATCATACGAAATTCTGGAAGGCAGTAGCCGAGAACCGCAGTGAGAACGCGGTCGCTGCCCTCGAAACCATGATTGAGGAGACGGAATGAGTCTGGTGAGTTTAGATTTCAGGAAAGTGGTATAACGATGGCCCGAAAAGGATACATCCAGCTTGTCAACGGCTTCTACATGAATCGCAAGGTGCGAAAACTCAGGCACACATGCCCGAGCGCGATAGGTGCGTTCACGATGATGCTTACCTTCTGCGGAGATAATCTTTCAGACGGTCATATCAGTGAAGATGATGCGCTTTACGTGCTGGATATCACCGATTCAGAACTTGAGGCACTGTGCAATGTCGGCATGATCGAACCGGACGGGAACAACGGGTACTATATTCACGATTATCTTATACACAATCGCAGTCGCGAACAGGTACAAAAGAAGCGCGAAAGCAATGCTGAAAATTACCGTAAAAATAAAAACGAGGTAAAAACCTCCGATTCAGATGACTTTCAGACGGCTGAATCACGTCTGAATCGGGACAAACACCAGAACACCAGAACACCAGAAGAATTATCTAAAGATAATTCAACTCCCCCTACCCCCTCGAAGCCGGACTTCGGTAATCTGCTTGACCGTATCGAGGCTTTCTATCCGACGAACAGGTTTGACGGGAAAACCTCCCAGTCCCGTATGCAGCTGGAGGTCGATTGGCCGAAGATCGTGAAAGCCGCTGGAGACTCCGACCCGAGCATGTTTCTCGAAGCCAAGGCTCGAGCGTATGCGGAGGCCACCGACGAGCAGTACGTGAAAACGTTCAGCCGGTTCATCGGCGGTGAACTGTACGCCCGCAACTGGGAGAAACCCAAGCCCGAAGCGCCGAAGCCACGACCAGGGCAACCGTTGAAATCCCGAAGCCAGCAGAACCTTGAGGCGAATCTGGCGAAAACATGGCAGTACATGACACCCGAGGAACGTGCAAGATACCAGCAGCAGGGAGGTTTCAATGCTCAGCAGGGGTGAGGCAGCAGCCGTATTGTCGCTTATCAACGCGCATCACGGCAACGCGCAATGGGATGACGTTCAGCTTGAAGCGTTCCATTCGGAACTGAGGACGGACATCACCGCCGCCGAGGCTCAGGAGGCGGTGAGACGCTTCTATGCGGAGAACGATACCGGCCGTTGGTGTGGTTCGGGTGACATCAACGCCATCGTCCGCCGACTGCGCGGCAAGGCGAAGCCCTCGGAGGCGGAGATCGCGCGTGAGTGCGATGCGCGGGGCTTGGAGGGTGACGCGGCGTGGCTGTACCGGCGTCAGCGCATGTTGGGCCGTCAACCCGAGGAGGCGGCTCGAATCACGGCCTCGAGTCGCAACCCGTTGGAGTTGGAGCCGGCGAAGCCGAAGCGGCGTACACCGGTACGGCATTTCCTCGGCGCGGGCGACTTGGGGTTGGGTGACATACTGCCGCGACACGCCGAACCACATTTGGAAAACTAGAGACGCCCGTGCATTATTGGTCTTGCTGACACGTCCGAAGCTCTTAATGAGTGAAGGTCTAGGTCAGTTTGTCTTTTTCCCCTGAAAACACGAGGCTCTGCCGCTATGACGGTTGCTGGCGGGAGATCGTGACCGACGCGCCGTCCATGCTCATCGGGCATGGGATACCCGAGAACCGGAGCCTGTTGTGCGCATGGCATGAACGCCAGCTCTCCAACGACCTGCAATGGTTGGAACGCAACCTGCCCGACCTGACCGAGTATCGCATCAACCGCGCCTACGGGCACAAGAACGGTGGCGGCGGGAACGCGGGCACGGCTCCAGCGCCCGTAAGGGAAACCCTGCACGACCTGCTGTACGCTGACGACGACCACGGTTATCCGGGCTTGCAAGGCACACTCTACGAGTGGGTGCGCAGCCTGAAACTGAACCTGCGTGAATCGGCGCCGCTGGCCGACATGGTTTACCGAATCGCCAATCACCCGAAACTCGACGAGCACCCGTCCACGCCCGTGTACGCGGAACCGGTTCACGGGCTGGTGCGCAAACTGCGTCGTTTCCTCACGGACGATGACGGGGAAACCGTGTTGTACGGGCCATGCCCCGCCAACGGGTGCCTGGGCCAGCTCTCCGGCTATGCGGACGCGGAGACGGCGAAATGCCCGCAATGCGGTTTCAGTATGCCGGTCGCCCTTATCAGGGCGGAACGGGTGAAGCGTCTCCTCCAATCGGAGGCGGTGAGAACCCGTGGCGAACTATTGGACATCATCAAGGCGTGCGGGATGCGCGTGAACCGCAGCACTTTGCGCAGTTGGATACATCGCGGCCAGTTGCCCCAGCAGGGCGAGGACTCGTACAGCAATCCGCTTTACAGGTTCAGTGATTTCTACCGGCTCACAACCGGATTGTCCGAGAACGCGGACGTGTGGGAGATCATGCAAGCCGCACAAAACCAATCCAAGGAAGGAGACAACCAATGAGCAGCCAGATTCAACCATTCGACTTCAGGGGCATTCAGGTGCGTGTCCTAACCGATGAACACGGCAACCCGTGGTTCCTTGGAGCGGACGTATGCACCATTCTCAGTACGGCCACCAACCATATTCGGGAATACCTCGATGCCGATGAAATCACCAATATCCGTAGTACGGATATTGCTCAGAACGGTGGCAAGGCACCCGTTTTCGTGTCCGAGTCCGGCCTGTACTCCCTCGTGTTACGCAGCCGCAAGCCCGAGGCTCGCGAGTTCAAACGCTGGGTGACGCATGAGGTGCTGCCATCGATTCGCAGGCATGGTGCGTACATGACCGAATCGACTTTGGAAAAGGCAGTCACCGAACCCGACTTCCTTATCCGACTTGCCACACAAATCAAACAGGAGCGGGCGGAAAAGGAGAAGGCCCAAGCACAGGTCGAACGGATGCGTCCCAAGGCATTGTTCGCTGACGCTGTGGAAACCTCGAAGACCAGCATCCTTGTGGGCGACTTGGCGAAAGTCCTGAAAGGCAATGGCGTGGATATTGGCGGCACTCGCTTGTTCGCGTGGCTGAGGGACAACGGATGGCTGATGAAAACCGGCAGCTCTCGCAACATGCCCACGCAGAAATCTATGGAATTGGGCTTGTTCGAGATCAAGGAAACCACCGTGGTTCACTCGGACGGTCACACGACCATCAACAAGACGCCGAAAGTCACGGGCAAAGGTCAGACGTTCTTCGTCAACAAGTTCCTCGGACACAGGGAGATTACTCAATGAGCATCAATCTTGGTACCACGGAAGTGGTATTGGGCTTGTATTCCAAGGCGCTTCAACTAGCCACGTTCACCGTGGAAGTCCCGGTGGTGGGCGAACTGGAACCGGGCAGCGTGTTTATAGGTGACGACATGCGACCATGCGCGCACGTGACCGTGATGCCGTCGCCCGACGGTTCCGTCGAAAAGGCCGTTGGAGCCGGTGTTGAAGCGTTTCAGAAGGCGTTCAACGAGTCGATGGAATCGAGGGGCATGTGAACCGGCTGAAACGACTGTTGCACTTGGAGGAGCCGGAACCGGTCGAAAAACCGGAACCTGAACCACCGGTAGTGGAACCATGCCCCATCTGCGGACTCGTACCCAAACTGAAGCATGTGTGCGTCACCCGCAACTACCGCGACTACTGGCTGGAAAAAGACTCGTGGCAGCTCTTGGAATGGTGCGATCACGTCGAAAGCATCCTTTCGTTCGCCTCGTTTTTTGAAGACGAGAGTGTTCAGAAGTGGAATACCGGTTGCAGACGGTTGAAGGCAGTGGTTGACGAGCCGGTTCCCGAATGCCCCGCCTGCGGGGAGAAACCCGTCGTGCAAACGGACTCGGAGTCGGACATCCCCCAGCTTGTCTGCTCATGCAACGAACTGTTGAGCAATGTGGAGATAACAAACGTCTATAAGCGCAAACGCGAGTGGATACGTCGCTGCAATGCGTTGAAACGCAAGCAGGACAACGTGAAAGACATGGAACAGCTTATCGGAGAAACACAATGAACGGACATTATTCGGTTATCACGAATTTCGGCTGTCATTGGACATGCCCTTACTGCATCGTCAGGGAAACCGGATTGAACGTGCCGGTGACCGACATGCAGGCCACGCTGCGGACCATCAGCCGTGAAAGCGAACGCCACCCCATGAGGTTCCTGAGCTTCAGCGGCGGCGGAGACCCCTGTTTCCCCATGCGCGAGCCGGAAGCATCGAAACGTGTCGCCTTCTACCGGGAGGCGATACACAGGGCCGGAGGCTGGCTCACGGAAACCGAGATGCACACCAGCTACTTCCAATGCGGACGCAACGTGGCTCAGGTCATGCAGCAGATCAGGTTCAGCCGCGTAGTGTATCACATGCGGCCCACGAGCTTGTCCGATGACGTGGCGTTGGCATTGCCCCGCAAATGGTTCGACCGTCAGAAGGTGCGTGTCGTGTACGTGGTCACCCCCGATTTCACGCCGGAGCGTATCGACCGGATAGCCGATCTCGTGGCCGGCAACCACGTAGTCGATGAACTGTCGTTCAGGCAGAAGGTCAACCCCGACAACACCATCGACCACACGTGCGAGGAGTATCTGAAGGCCGGCCATCAAAACCGCTGGTGGTACATCCAACAGGATGATTACAACACGTACGTCGTGAACGACCGGCTTTACACACGATTCAGCGATATCGGCAAGGAGGACCACAGGTGAGCAAGAAGATTCGCGTCGCATGGGATGACCTGAAGCCCGGTGATCTGATTCACGTCAAAGGCAGCACGAACACGTATGTGTTTAAGGGCTGGTTTTTGGACGCAGCCAGCGTTGACCATCGTAAATCTGGCGCAGAAACCTACGTGATTACGAGGTCCAAAAACAATTCACCAGTAGATGTAGCCATTGTTGTCACTCACGACAATTTCGCGTACGCGACCCGTCCCGCACCAAAGAAGCCGCGTCCAAACATCGTGGAGCCGAAGGCACCGGGGGAATACTGGCTGCGTGTTCATGCGGGGGAATTGAACGGCTGGTATATGTGCATTCGCCGCCAATTCGACTCGATTAAGGACTCGTGGGATAAGCCCAGTGACCTCAGGGCATGGCAAACAGTCATGTGGGGCATTATTGCTTTCTCCCCGTGGCTGACGTGGCATGAAATGGTGGACGGCATGCATGTGTCTGAAGTGTTGACCGCTGAGGAATATTACATGCGCAAAGCCAAGGGGGAACTATGAAGACCATTCAGGCAGCAGACCTGTCACCTCGCATGCTGGGAAGAAAAGTCATCATACAGGTCGGCAAAAGCGTCATCAGGGGCATGATCGAACACATTGAAATCGACATGCGAACGGAATACACGTTCAATGAGTATCAAAAGCCAGGGAGCAGAATCATAACCCGTGAATATATGACCATTCCCACCGGAGAGATTCGCGTCACCGTCGGCGGTATTGATCTCAAACTCAACGACAATCACGTAATCACCGTGGCGGACTCATGAGCCAACCGATGACTCTACCCAGCCAGCTCAGGATCGTAAACAACAAGCTGACGGAACTGGGCAAGATCATGTACTACCAGCCTGACCTGTTCTGCAGTAGCGTCAGGCTCCAACAAGGCATGATCGGTTGCTGCAAGGCGTATCTCGGCTACATGAAATGGCACACGCTGACCGTCTCCCAGTATTTGACGGAGTCGAACTGGGGTATGAGACGTGCCCGCGCAAGCTGCTGCCTCACCAAACAAGCATATCGTGCCGCTTATGGCCTGCCCGACTTGGAGCGCAGGGCGGACACCCTGTACTGGATGCGGAGGCTCCACTAGTGGAACCAGTGCCAATCATCTTGTTCATGCTCCTATTGGGAGCCGTCGCTATTATCGAGAATCGGAGGAAACATTGACCGAGGAAACAATGAACAGCATGACTAAGGGAACCATTTTTACGGCTGGCTCATTAGGCGATTTGCCTGATTTCAACCAGTGGCCTATATGGTTCACGCCGAAACTGATTCTGATTATCAACCATGCGTGCCGTAGGTTCATCACACGTTACGCAAAAGGCGTGGACGGTAAAATCGTTCAGCGTTTCTATCGCGCACTGAGGGACGCATGGCTTCGGGGATACATGACCACTATAGAGGCATGGGCGGAGTTTTACGTATTCGTAGCGCATTTCCACCGCCACTACCTGCTGTGATAGGAATGCCGTCCTAGTGTGCTTCCATGAGAGGCAGTGACGGCTTCTAACACGTCCATTATGGACTAAACCAGCGAAAAAGCAATAAAAAATTCCTTTTCGCGGGTTTAGACGAAGCAGAACCATGTTTTCGTATAATCAGGCCCACTTTTCACGGTTATTCGTTATTATTCTCCAACGCCTTGGTCACGGTCACGGTTGCGTTATCAGTGACAGACAATCGACCCATGTCGTAGTAATCAACCATTTCCCTGCTGCTCCACCCGCCAGAAGCCATGATCTGGATATCCGGCACGCCTTCCTCGCGGGCGAGGGTGGCGAAGGTGCGGCGTAATGAATGACTGGTGATACGTTCCGGGCAACCTGCCTCATGGCCCAATCTGACCACGACGGACAGAATCTGAGGCTGCGTTACCCTGACTCCCCCACGGACGAACATAGGCCCGCTCTTCCTGTTCCTACATGCCCGTTCAAGGGCACGCGAGGTCCGGTCACTGATGGCGAGATTCTGCATCCAATCATATTTTCGATGCACTCGTACCGTTTCCACGGACTCGTGCTTATGCCAATCCTCGATATCCAGATTCAGGGTTTCGCCCACGCGCGTACCGTTCAACAGCATGAGGCAGCAGCAGCCGGGCACGAAATCATCAGGATGTGATTCCGCGAGCATGAGGAACCGTTGCGCCTCGTCACGAGTCAGCCACGAACCCTGAGACCAGTGACGGGTAGGGGGACGTTTCACATGCAATCCGGGGTTCCGGTCAAGATACCCCTCCTCGTAGAGGTACCTGTAATACGAGCAGATCGTTGAATACACGGTTTTGAGGGTGCCTTTCGACAGTCCTTGGCTTCTCAGCCAGGTACCGTACATTTCGATATGCACCCTTTTGACGTCCAACGGTTTCAACTCATATATGGCGCACCATTCGAACCATTTCTCCATAATGCGCCTGTACTTGCCGCGACTGGCATCAGGTGCAGTCGCCAGATACTCCTCGGCCAGAGCTTCGGCATCCGGGCGAGTCAACAGGTTACGCACCAAAGGCAGAATACCAGTCATGCTTCTACCTTCGCCAGTTGACGGTCGATATCGGCTATACGCTCCATGAGCCGCTGGCGTTCCGTCCTGAGCGCTATGAGCGGGGAGCCGTCAATCAGCTCGTATTTGGACTTGTCCAATAGGTCAAGCGCAGTCGCGGGCAAGTCACGAATCTCCAATATCACGTCGTCGCATTCCCCGACCTGCGGGTACTTCACACTGCCTCCAGATGGGGCGAACTCTCCTTTAACAATGACGACGTTGTTGGCGAGCCGTACCTCGTGATCACGGCCCGGACGGTGGGCCACGCAACGTCCGGCCACGCGAATCTCTTCTCCGGCATAGTAGTCGTCCGCATTAACGCGAATCGATACCGTGTCGCCGCTACCGTCCGACCAGCCCCATAGTTCGGCGGCGAGCTGTTCCACTCTTTCGCGGTCTCTCGCGTCGAATTTCCATGAACGTGTGGCCGCATCCCATTTGCCGCCGATGGCCTTCGCCTTCTTCGGACAATCGGGATGATATGGGCTGACCAGTCTGACGCCATCACCCGTGGTTACGATGTTCACATCCTGCATGATGATTTTCCTCCTTATGGAGGCTTGTGCTACGCTGCATAAGCCTCCAATTAATTGCTTTCAGAGATAATTGATTGATAAAGGCTGGTGTCGGACGTGAGCTAGACGTCCGGCACCGTTTTCCCACCGTTTCAGTCACTGGAATGACGATCCGCCTCATATTCCCTGCACAGGTCGGTAGCGAACTTGGCGAGATTATCGGGGGCAAGCACATAGTTCTCCCCGCTCTCCCCCGCCTCGTCATAGTATTTCCACACCTCATGCAAGGCGGCTCTCATACGTTCAGCGTCCATTGATTACCTCCTGATTCCAGTCCAACATGTCAGCGGCCAACCATTGCCCGCCGCCTGAAGCATTGGCGTACAGCCAAGCCCGATATGAGATTCGAGCCGCCTTATCGCGCTTTACCCATGCCTGAAGCCACATGAGACGCAACCTCCAGCCGGGTATGCGCCGCCACAGTTCCGTGTTCGTGGCCGGGTCGAAACGCTCATAACGGTAGACAGCGGTAATCATTTCGACTCCTTGGGATCAAGTTCCGTACCATCCTGGCGACTGGCGGCGAACACGTCACTGCCGATATCGTCAACGTCGTATAGGTCGCCGTCACCGTTCTCCTCTACCCAATCGCACAGTTCGGCGAAGGTCAATCCCTTGGGAGCCTTGACCTGACGGTATTCAACTGTCGTGACATGCTGGGAGATACGGTAGGTCTCCATACCGTCGCCTTCCGCCATCGCGGCGAAAAACTTCAAGCTGGCGCGGACCTTGCGCATACGACTGTACGCCGTATCGACAGGCACAAGGTCATTCATCATCTGGGCCACGTCATCGTCGGCGTCATAGCCGCCGTCCGCAAGCTCCCTCAACTGGTTTTGCACGTGCTCCAGCGAATCCCATTCGATGAAAAACTCACGGCCGGACGGCAACCCATCAACCTTATATCCATCCAATACCCACAGGACCCGCGCCTCGGGCATGCCCCGCACCTTTTGGCGTACATCCCCCAGTCCCGAGCTCTCAATCAACGCCTGCAAATTCTCCAACTTGTCTTCCATGACAAAACCTTCCTTTGTATTGTCCCGTAAAACGATTGACGGGACAATAGACCACTCCAGAGTCCCGTCTAAATGCTGATTTATATGAAAACCGCACCATAGAAAGCCCATAGTACGGTTCTAAATGATGGTTTATATAAGAACAGCCCCATAGAACAAGTCCATGAGGCCATGAAAACGATAACGGCTATACGCTCCGCCTGTATGGTGGAATATCCAACGTGGCTTGAAGCCCGTCGTTGACATGCTCGGCATCCCTCAACGAGAGGCGTCCGAACCATCGCAACAGTTCGCTCTTGTTGAAATAGAAGCGTTGCGAACAGCGCACGAGCGACGGCTTCGCCAGTCCCTCGGCTTTCCAGTCAAGCAGTGGAACGTCGCCGGCCTCATCCCAATCAGTGTTGCCGGTTATCTTCGCCACAATGCCCGACACCAGATCACCGTCAACCTCGGTGATTACCACGGGACGCGGCTTGCCGATACCGGGATGGTCGGGAAACTCCACCCACATCAGCCACACGTCATACAGACGCGGTTCACTTGGCGTACTGGTCATAGACGCTATCCTCCGAATCATCCCAATCGGCGGGCAGTATCACATGACCCTTCTCCGAACGCTCGAACATGTAGGCATTGTGAACAGGCGGCACCGGATAGCCGTCAGGCGTGTGCCGCGTCGGCTTGAACGGCAACCCGTTGTCCACCAAAGACTGGCGTAAAAACATGTTGACTGCGGTGCTCAGGCTCATGCCCATGGAATCGTAGAGCGCGGCGGCACGCGCCTTGACATCATCATCAATATTGGCGACCAGCTTACCCATAATAAACCTCCTTAACGGTTAACAGATGGTATCAATCATATACCATATTGGGATAGAATAGTATCCGAATTTTTACTAGTAGATGTAAATCTCACCCGCCTTGTGTTTCCACCCGTCCGGCGCGTCAGGGAACGCCTTGCGCCATTCAGGTGTCAGAGATCCAAGCAAATCGGCGTAATCATCAAACGAGAACACGTCTTCATACTGTGCCTCAATATCGTGTGCCACGCCGTCCAGTTCGCCCAACATATTCATGAACTGTTGGGTTTCGCCATCGGGATACACGTATTGGGTGAGCATAAGGTTACTCCGCCAGTCGTCCAAGTATTCTCGGACGCGGTAATCGATCAACGTAAGTTTGATAGTGGCGCTCATAATAATCTCCTAAAAAATATTGATTTGGTTTGTAGAAAAATGGGTTGCCGTCCAGCGGAAGTGAGGGAAAAACACCGGACGGCAAGAACTTAGAACAGCGGCAATGCAAACCGCTTGTCAGGTAAATCGGTGGCGTTCAACGCCGCCAGAATCAGATCGGACGTATGCAATGGAATGTTGGCACGCACGGCCGCGATATTCTCGGCAGTGTAGGCGCAACCGGACGATTCCAGCACCTCACGAATCTTCGCCGTGGATATCCTGACTTCCATCACAGTACTCCCAGCAAATCATCGATAAGCATGGCGATAGCGGTTTGATAACGCTGATACGTGGTGGAATAGGCGCAGTCGTAAACCTCACGCGCTCTCTTATCCAGCACGTCCAACGTGAAACCGCTATCAGCGGTCAAACGTTCCATTTCATCATTGTCAGGCGGCGTACTGGGCATACAGCCGACACCCTCCAGGGTATCGATCGCACGCCTACGTAAGTCATCCGTGAAACCATGCTGACCGTCGAACACGGCGGATAGCTCATCTTCGTTGTCATCAGCCATTTCCCACGCCGACTTCAACAACAGTCGCGTGGCCTTGTCTCTCAGCTCGCTCATGTCACGCCGCCTTAGCCCACAGGTCACGGGCGACGGCCACGTAATCGGCCACCGCCTGTTCCAGCACCTTGTCACTGTCACGCTCATAACGGGCGCGGTAGGCGACAACGCACCTGCCGTTGGCCGAAGCAACGTAGGCCACCTTGCGGCCTTTGCTGGTACGGAAGTGACGGATAGGGCCCAAACCTTGCAGTTCGGGGCATTCCTTAGCCATCATCAGGTCAGGCAGAGTCGCGTAGGACACGGCAAACGTGTTGACCTTGGGCGGGACTTCGGCAATCTCCTGAGTGATCGGCGCCGGCTCATCATCCAGAAACTCATCCTCACCAGCCCACTTGCTCTCATCTTCAACAGGTACAGGCACCGGCCAGTGAACTTTACTCAGGAACCGTTCGCCATCATTGCGCCAATTCATATCGACCAGCGGGTCGGCTTGAATGCCACCAACACGTTTCGCGTCCATACCGGTAGGCACCGGCACCCGAACGATTCCACACCGTTCCGAGTCAGGCACCAGCAACCAGCCATGCTCAAGGTCAACCGAACTTGACTTCATGCCGTTCAGGAAATCCTCATACTGGACTCCCCTGGACTGAACGTTCCACGCGGTACCCTCGGACGTTTGGGACAACGACCAGACTCGTTTCACCCTAGCGTTGACATACCTCACGTCGTATTTCGAGCCGTCCTTGCGTAGTCGTACCCACATGCCGCTTACGGCATTCACGTTACGCGACGGATCATTAGCAAGTTTCTTCATCGGAATTTACCTCACTTCAAAAAATCGATTGTCAGATTTGCACGCCACGGTGATAGGCGTAATCGCCATACACGCAAGTGGCGGTATCATCAACGCCGTAAGGCGTGGAACATTGGGGAGTCGGCTGGATAAAACCAACCCACCTGAGAAAGAGAATGGCCGCGACTAGCGCGGCCACAAGCAGAACATGATGGACTCTCAACACTCGCCATCCTCAGTGGCTTCAGTGTAGAAAACATTGTCCATTTGGTCGTTGTCAAAACACTCGTTGATGTAATCAGAGATTGCCTTACCGTCATCATCCTCGTTAATCAGATGGCAGATAGTAGCGCGACTTACACCGTTGCTGTCCAAAATATAAGCGTCCTGGGCCCAGCCAGCTTCACTCTCGAAGGCCTTGTTGTATTCGGTTTCGGTCACATACCCCCAGTCGCCCAACCGGTAGATACCCTCATAAGGCTTAAATCCCCCATAATCACATAACGGCGCTAGTTTCGCGTCAACACGTTTCACCATGGCCTTAATTTCATCAGCGTAAATCTTCATTTCAAAACTCCCTAAAACAAAGGGGCATAGCCACAACGCCATGCCCCGAAACGAATTATTTAACGACGGACTCGCACCATGTAGCCGAGTCCCCAGTGGTCGATCACGGCAATCAATCCGCGTAATACGCGGCCGGGTTATGCTGCATGTCAACACGCCGCCATGCCCTGACCAGTTCGACAGTCGAAGCATACCGTTCAACAGCCGACCGACTACGGTCGTACCGGACGGCCATATCGTTGTCGCAACCGATAACCGTGTCCGCCATGATATGACGCGCCTCTTTTGCCGTGATGGCCTCACGATGCCAGTTGCCATCAAAAACGTCGTCGGCAACCCAAGCGTCACGCTCAGCCCTCGAATCAAACACCATGAGATACCCCGGCCATGACCCGTCATCCCATTTTTTGCCGACACCGTAAGTCCAGTAGAAAGCGTAATGATAGCGTGCCATCATGCCACCTCGCCATCGAAGTGACGTTCGGCGGCTACCACGTACAGCACGTCATGCATGGTGTCGGTACTGTAGCCGTTGATATTGGTGACAACTTGCAAAGTCTGCTCGGACACACCGTAATCATCTTTTAGCGCGTCCCACATTTCCTCGATAGACATTGTTGAATCTCCCTTGAATTGATGAAGCGCGGAGACAGCCGCGCGACTGATTGAACTGGTTGAAACGCTTAGTAGCGTTCGTCGATCAGAAGGCCGTCCCGGTAGATGTACAGGCCGGTACCGCGTCCGTTGCCCATACGGGCAGAGTCCCAATAGCAGAGTCCAGCCTGACCAGACCCGTCTTCATTAACGCAAGGCGGTATGTTGGCAGTGTCACTACCGCAAGCGGATAACGACATCAAGGCGATTACTGCGGCAACAGCCGCGACACACTTACGCATGGTTTCCTCACTTCCGCGTGAGGCGCTACAATCGTAGCGCCTCTTTGAATCTCCAATTTGAAAAGGTCAGCCCCGCAAGTGTTGGCGCACTTGCGGGGCATTTAAATTAGTGGCTAAGCCACAGTGCGTAGTCAGGGTTTGCACCTGATTAAGCCGCTAACCGGCCTACGCTCAAAGATTGATTAGGGCACACACCTAACAACTAATCGTTAGTGTTTTCTTTTGGCTTATCAGCCTCTAACAGTTTGCGAGGATTACTCACGCGCAAAGCGTCACAAATTTTCAGCGCAACGCCAAGTGACATGCCCTCAATCGGACGCCGCCCATTCTCGTAATCAGCGATACGCCCATAGCCAACTCCGTCGATTTTATCGGCTAGTTGACGTTGGGTATATCCTCGCTTCTGCCTTAGCTCCCTTAGACTCATAACCCACCTCACTTATGATCGGTGGGCCCAATTATACAATTCCAGACGCTCGGTTTAGCCGTCGCAAGAAGATATCGAGATATCTCCATGTCTGCCACCATAAGTGGCAACGTCCATAGCGGGGACAATTCCATGCCGGATACCCGCTCTCTTATCCTCACTAGCCCGGTAGGCTAGACGCCGGTAGACGCAACTCATTTATGCAACCTTGTTTGACGTACTCTCACTACGCAGATTACAACCGACTTTCGGCAACACTTTTTAGTTATCAATGAGCATGTCCGCCTGATTACCCGCCGCTCACTATGAGTTTTGGATAGAGGGGACTAAGTGCGCGACTAGGGACTTGCACCCTAGCGTTAGCCACTATGGCCGCGCTGATTACTTGTTGAGGTCATTCCACACGTTGTCAAACTTGCGGTATAGCTCGGCGGGGTATTCCTCGTTGTCGTCCATCTCGATACCGAGGGACATGGCCGTGAGGTCAAGCACGTTGTCATAGGTGCAGGGCTTACATACCGTGGCCAGGTCTACCGCCGCTCTAAAGGCCTTGGCTTTAATCTCCGTGGTGTTCATCTCGTGGTTCCTTTTTTGTCGTTCCGTGGTTGATAGCTATCACTATACATGCACCCCATACGGAGTGCAAATCGGTATCGCAAACCACCACCATAACCATTGCAATTACTAGCGTTTACCGGCGTGTCGAAACCTGTGAAACATGACGAAAAACCGTGAGTATATACCTTATATACCCAATAAAGGCTTAACGAGAATATTCTCAATAATAAATATCAGAAAACAAAACCTGAGTCCACCACACTCAACTCTCGAAAGTTGAGCCACGACACACCAAGATTGACAAACCACACCACACTGCTATCATTCTTCGCCCACACACGGGCACGACCACACAACAGCCAGGACAGCCCCACACCCACCACACACAGCACACGGCCACATCACGGCCACACGGATAGGGCTAGCCACGCCACGACCGCACGACCACACACACCACGCATAGGCACGCGCCGCCCACACACACCCATACGCACGCCCACGCACACACCCGCGCGACACCACCACCAACGAGTAGACACGCCCACATAGGGCCGGGAGGGGTACCCCCACCCAATAAAAAACAAGGCCGCTAGGTGTCTGGTTTCGCCCGTGAATGCCGCTCCCAGACTTTTTTGAATTAGCGTGACATGGTGTGTCGCACCAATGATTGCAACGGTTTTCGGGCTGTGGTCTTTTCCGGTTTCTGTGCAACGCTTGTTGCAACGCTTGTTATGAGTAAACTGTCGTGTAGATGGATTGTCGGGGATTGGAGCAAGGCTCAGATTCCTGACAAATTATTATTCACCCCGTATGCCATTGGCGTCGGGGTTTTGTTTTTGCCGTGCCTTTAGATCACATCAACAGACAGTGTTGGTGTCGTTTCTTGAACCGGGGCGCGGTGTGGACGGTTGGCAGAGTCCGGTTGATTGCAGTGGCTTGCTAAGCCGCCGAACGTCGTTTTGGCGTTCCGCGAGTTCGAATCTCGCACCGTCCGCGAAGTATCGAGGGTCGCTCCCTTGGTGCTTTATGAGGTTGGCTGAATAAACCCGGATTGCATGTATGCCGGGTTAAGGCTGCGTCACGGCTTAGCGGCACCCTTTAGCGGGGGAAGTGTGACGAGGAACGCTACAGCGGTACACGGTTAGTGCATCACATGCTCGGCGTTGGTGGTAAAACGCAATCCACCACCTCGCAATTCTTAGCTCATCTACATGTCGTAGAAGGAGTTTCCTAGGTCGTTTCTATGAAGCGGCCTTTGTTTTCCCGATCTGGTCTGCTACGTAGGGGCTGGGGGTGGATGACCTACGGGTCGCGCCACAATCGGGGTCTGGCGGTAGGCACGTGGAGTGCGCGTCGGCTGTAACCCGACTGCCTTTGGCAATGGGAGTTCGATTCTCCCTGCCGCCACAATCGCAATGTAGTGCCAAATATCTGGTTTGTTAGGACTGGGGCTGAATACCTAGGGTGCCCCGGTCGCAGAGAACGTCGGGTAGCGCCCGGAGATCGTCGCATTATATTCGTGCGGCGCGTTGCGAGATTTGGAGAGGCCAGCCGATTGGCGGCGGCAACTGTTCCGAAAACAGTCTGCCCTTACGGGCGTGTGGGTTCGACTCCCACTCTCTCCGCGGAGACGGCTGGTCGGACGTCTGACGAGCGAAATATTACGACCTATATGCCCGTGGCCGAGTGGTTCAGGCACCGGTCTCCAAAACCGGTTACGGAAGTTCGATTCTTCCCGGGTATGCGATGCCTTGAGAAGAGGCAGCTCTTGGCGGTGACAGCTTCTCAGTCATCGCCAGTCGCCGGCGGCGGCTTCACGCCATGCCGTACGGCAATAACTGAATAGCCTTCCTCTAGTGGGAGGCATGGCATTGTAGCTCAGTTTGGTGGAGCGGACGCCTCGTAAGCGTCAGGTCGCCGGTTCGAGTCCGGCCATTGCCTCTAGGTGCCGTCCGACCGCAGAACACGTCCTTTCTCTCGCTGCTTATGCTGCGCAACGGACGGCACCGTCCCCTTTATCAAGGAGTCGTCATGGCTTGGTCGAGTTCGAATCGCAGGGAACGGTTCAATCCGGGTTGGGAGCGGACTCGCAAGCTGATATTGGAGCGCGACCATCATCGCTGCCAGTGGCCGGTGACCGACGAGTTCGGTTTCACTCATATCTGTGGCCGTCCGGCCAATCAAGTGGATCACAAGGTTCGCAACCCGTCGCATGACGATGACTCCTCCGAGAACCTGCAATCCCTGTGCCAATACCATCACGAGCAGAAAACCTGTCAGGAGTCCGCCGAACAGCGTCGTAAGAACAGGGAGCGTCGGAAGGAAGAGGAATGGTATTCGCATCCGGCGTATCGACGGACTGTCTCGTAACGGGTTGCGGCGAGCTTGCCGCGGCCGATGGATTGTGCCGTAGCCATTACAATCGCAAGGCTTATTCCGGTAGGCCGGTGACGCCTATCCGTGCCCGTGTGTGTCCGATGTGCGGTATGGCGTTCCAGTTGACCCGATGCTCGAAGATTTTCTGTTCCCCTACTTGTCGCAAGCGGTTTCAACGGTTTCGGGCGAAGCACCCGTATACAACATTGGCCAGTGCCCCCAATCCGATTATCGAATCGGAGCCTTTGACTCCCGAGCCTGTGCGGAGCATGACGTATGGGGCTTTCACGGAGGCTGATATCTGGGCCAAGTGTGATGGCACTTGCAAGGGGTGCGGCAAGCCTGTTTCAAAAGACATTGACAGTCCGGACGCCGGTACTCCCGCGTGGATTGTCCCGCCCGAGGACGGTGGTGAGCCATCGTTCGAGAATCGGGCGATTTTCCATTACAGGTGCGTGCGACGCCACGTCTGACGCGCCTTCTGTAGAACGAAGCCCGTCATGGGCCGAAAGCTGGTAAGTCATGGCTGGGAACGGAAGGAAGGCGGCGAAGCCCAAGACGGGTGGCGGCTATGAGGTCGGAGCGCCGCTGGCCGAGGTGCCGGAGGATTGGACATTCGAGGAATTGGAGCCCATCGGCCCCGAACTACCGGACGCTTCCGAACTGAATCTTCTTGACGGCGTGTGGAGCCCATTCGTCCGCAAATACTATGACGCTTTCCGCCGCACCCCTCAGGCGCGCCAGTTGCGCACGAAATGGGAGTGGTGGAATTTCTTCTACAAGCTGGCCGTCATGGACAAGAGCATCAAGAAACGCTCCTATGACGGTCTGGCCCCGGAGATGCGCCAGTCCATGAACCAGTATGGTGATACCCCCGATGCTAAACGCAAACTGAAGATGGAGGAGTCGCAGGCCAACGACATGGCCGCTGGGATCGTGGGCTTCCAGATTCCCGATGACCCGAACAACGATTTCGATGATCGTGCGCGAGCGGTGCTCTGATGCATGACGTCATTCCCAAGCTGACAGCGAAGGACAGGCAGCGTTCGCTGGGCCGTCTGGCGGTGTGGTGGATTGAGACGTTCACGCTCATCGGGCGCGGAGACGCGAAGGGCATGCGTATCCGCCACTCCCCCGAATACTTCCAGTTCATCATCGACTGCTATGCGCTTGACCGTAATGGGCGGCGCAGGTTCGGACAGGTGTTCCTCGCACGTCCGAAAGGCTGCAACAAGAGCGGTTTCGCCGCCGAGATAGCGATGTTCGAGGCTTTCGGCCCGTGCCGGTTCGCTGGTTGGGCGAAAGGCGGGGAAACCTACACGTTTCTTGGCAAGACCTATACGTATCGCAAGGGCGAGCCGATGGGCCGTCCGGTGAAATCGCCGCTCGTGGTCTGCTTGGCTACAGCTGAGGAGCAGACTGGCGAGGTTTACGACACCATCTACTACAACTGCACCGAAGGCTATCTGCGATTTTTGGCCGGTGATGGCATGGACGCGGGCAAGACCCGTATCCTGTGGCCCAAGACCGGCATGGAGATTCGATACTCGACAGCCGCCGCGCGAAGCAAGGACGGTGGTCTGCAGACGTTCGTGTGCTTCGACGAGGTTCACCAGTACAACAACAAGCGTCTGCGTGACCTGTTCGACATCATGACCCAGAATCTCACGAAGCGTGGCGTCGCCGCAGACCCGTGGTATCTGATGACCACGACCATGTATCAGCCGGGCGAGGACAGCGTGGCCGAACGCGCGTTCAAGACCGCGCATGATCTCATGGAGGGCCGTCTGCGTGGCTGGGAGGACCTGCTGTTCGACCATCGTTACGCCGACTTGGCGTTGGATGATTTCGCCGACGACGAGAAGCTTGAGCATGCGATCTACGAGGCGTACGGTTCCGCGATGAAATCACCTGACGGCAAGGATTACATCTTCCTTCCCGATGGGCGCATGGTGCCGGTCGGCCCCGATGGGCGTTCCGCCGAAGGCTGGTCGTTGAGGGACGAGGGCGTGGAGCCCGGCCCCTCGAAGTACGGTTGGTGCGATCTGCGGCGAACCGTGAAGAAGATTCTCGACCCCGCATATGATCCGAACAACGCGATCAGGTTCTACTTGAACTCGCTGGCTTCCGCCGTGGATGCGTGGCTGACCGAGGACATGATCAAATCGCATGCGGTTCATCGTGACATTGTGGACAAGGCCATCGCCTCTCGTGACCTGAACCGGTTGAACGACGCTTGGCAGCAGGTGGTCTCCGACACCGATGAAATCACGTTGGGCTTCGATGGCTCCGTGTCCGATGATTCCACCGCGTTGGTGGGTTGCAGGGTGCGTGACGGCATGCTGTTCCTCATCAAATTGGAGCAGAAGCCGGACGGCCCTCAGGGCGCGAAATGGCGTGTTGACCGCGACAGCTTCGACGGCAGGGTACGTTGGGTGTTCAACCATTACAACGTGGTCGGCATGTTCGCGGACACGGACGAATGGGAGCCGTACATCGCGCAATGGGAATTGGATTACGGTGACAGGCTTCAGGTGTATCCGAGGTCGAACGGCTCGCACATCCGCTTCCCGATGAACGGCTACAAGCGTGACGTGATGAGCGAACTGAAGACCATGCGCGCCGCGTTCAACGAGCCCATGAGAACCATATCCAAATACGACGAGCCCGATGTGACGAACATCCAACTGTTCGCCGACCCTCGGCTCATCGACCATTTCCGCAACGGACGCCGCAAGGACAAGCCCGAAGGATACCTCGTGTTCAAGGAGACCCCGAACAGCCCTCATAAGATCGACGCCGCCATGGCCGGGCTCCTCGCCTACCGTGCCCGCGACATCTACTTGGGTGCCGCCGTTTCCAACGAAGAGGAGTCGTTCGCCCCCGTGCGCGTCTGGTGAATCTGATGAAAGGAGGCCGCATTGGCCGAACTGCAGAGCCTTATCCCCGGCGACGAGGAGCCTGACGGCGATGCCATGCTGCTGACCCAGCTGGCGAACGGCCTCGTATCCCGTATTCCGACCCTATGCACGTTGAAGACGTTCTATGACGGCAAGGAGCAGGTGCCGGTCAAATCGATTCCGAAAAGCACGAACCAGTCCGGCTACGCGGTGTATCAGAGGTTCGTCTCCATCTGCCAGCTGGATTTGGCGAAGGCCATCGCCGATGCGGTGATACACCGTCAGAGGCCCACCGGGTTCCGGCTCATCGCGGACAAGACGATGCGTTCCACTAAGGCGGACGACATGTGGTCTCAGTGCCGCATGGAATTGAAGAGCCGTCAGATGTTCCATGACCTCGCCGTGTACGGCAACGCCTACGCACTGGTCAACAAGAACAAGCTGCCATCGCATATCACGGTGCTCAGCCCTTGGGACACGTACGTCTCCTCGGACGAGGATTCGGCGGTCAACTACTGGTACAAGGCCAGCGAGGGCTGCGAATATCTCGCCCTCTACCGTCTGATACGCAATGATGACGGCAGCGTGAAGGACGTCTACTGCCGCATCGCCTACAACGAGACCGACTCCCGAAGCCTCCTTGAAGAAGGCGACGAGGAGGAGATATACGGCATCGCCAACGACGATTCCAAGATTCATCCAACGCTGTCACCCACGTTCCAATGGGATGGCGGTGCGGAAAGCTCCTATGATTTCGCGGAGAAATGCGAATGCCTTCCCATCGTGCGCATGCACGCGCCGGGCGGCAAGGGCCAGTTCGAGCCGCATATCCCTACATTGGGCAGCATCGACCAGCAGCGTTTCCAGCGTTTCTGCATTCAGGAATTGCAGGCGTTCAAGCAGCGTGCCGTGTCGATGAGCAACATGCCTCAGTTCTACAAGGAGTCCGACCCGCAGGTTCGTGACGGTTTGGCTCAGGCCGGAGACCGTATCGACTACAAGGATCTGTTCCAGCAGGGGCCCGACGCATTGTGGCTGGTTCCCGGTGACGCGAAGTTCTGGGAGTCCGGCGTCACGGACATCAACCCGCTCATCACCGCCGTGGCTTCCGACATCAAGCATCTCGCCGCCTCCTCCGGCACCCCGTTGGATATTCTCAGCCCGGACGTTTCCGGCAGCGCGGAAGGCGCACAGCTCAAGCGCGAGGGTCTGGTGTTCAAGGTCGAGGACATGAACGCGCGTGCCAATGACGGGTTCACCCGTCTCATGCGCATGGCGTTGGAGGCCGATGGCAACAGCGCCGCCGGCGAACGGTTCGAGACCGTGTGGAAGCCCATCAACCCTCCATCACAGTTGGAGCAGGCTCAGGCCGCGAACTATTCGAAGGGCATTCTTCCCGTCAAGACGAACATGCGCCGCAGCTACGGCATGACCGAGATCGAGATAGCCGAGGCCATGCAGGACCTCATGGACACGCAGTTCGCTCAGGCCATGGCCTCCGAGAACGCGATGATCGAAGGCAAGACCTCCCAGCAGTCGGCGGGCGTCCTGCCCGACGAGACGGATTCTCTCGCGTTCACCGATACCACGAGTGAAAACGACGTGGTGCAGGCGGATGAGCCCCCGACCGTGGACGGTGAATGATGGCCGTTATGACCTTGGAGGTCGCATCCAACGCGCTCCAATCCTCACGTCAGAGGCTCGTCAACGAGTATGTGAGGCTGGCCCGCACCATGTGGCTCAGCCTCACGCCAGCCGACTGGTGGAACGACGCCGTGACCTACGGCGCAGCCGCGAGGCTCGCATTGCTGGAACTCGCCCTGATAGGCCAGGTGCGCAGGCTGGGAATCAGCTACGCTGACCAGACGCTGCGCATGGTGGGCGTCGCTCCCGCCGGCAATGTGCAGCAGCTCGTCTATCCGAGGGTCAACACCGACCCGTGGCTGGTGGCCGCACGCCCCGCAGAAGACTATCGCGGCGAGGCCGTCAAGAACCCCGGCATAAGGCCGGAAACATGGCCCAAGAAGGGTGATGAGCTGTTCGATGAGGTCAACAAGTGGCTGCAATCCGCGTTGCAGCGATTGCAGACCAACGTGTGGGACAACGTGGAACGGGCCTCCACCGACGCCACATTGGGCCGGTATCGCGGCAGCAAGGTGCTCGAATACCGCAGGGTGCTTCATCCGGAGCTTTCCCGTTCCGGTTCGTGCGGCCTGTGCATAGCCGCCGCAGACCGATGGTATTCGACCGCAGCCCTGCTCCCCCTGCACGCGAACTGCAAGTGCGGCGTCGCCCCTGCGGGCTCCGACTACGATCCCGGATTCCAATTGAACTCCGACGATCTCAAAAAGCTCTACGAACAGGCCGGAGGCACCACGGCGGCGGCGTTGAAGAACGTGAGGGTCAAGACCATCACGCACGGCGAACTCGGCCCGATCCTCATGGCGCAGGACGCGAGGGATACGCCGAACCCGGTTCCCGGCAAGGATTCCGACAAGTGGACCACGCCGGACCGGAAAACCACGCTCCAACAGTTCCAGCGGATGAAGGACCGTGCGATCGAGTTCTCCAAACGCTACAAGCAGGTGTCCGACACCGGCAAGGAAGTCCACTTCAGATACGAGGGCCGAACCTACAGGTTCAAGCCGTCAATCCATCTGAGGCAATCATGGGCATACCAACGTGCCCTGCTTAACCAAGTGCAGTCGATGCTCGGCACCGCTGCCTGACACAGAAAGGCCATCATGGCTAACAATCAGGAGAATCAGACCGTCACGGACGGTTCTCAGAACGCCGGCCAGACCGTCACGGCCAACACCGGCACGGTTTCCACCGCGAACAGCTCGATCACTGGTCCCGTCATCGCTGCCATGTCCGCCGCTAACAGCGTGACCCCACAGAGCGTCATCGCCAACGCAGTGACCGCCGAGAAACTTGCCGCGAACAGTGTCGATGAGACGGAAAACGGTCCCGACTGGAAGGCATTGTCCCGCAAGCATGAGAAGCAGGCCAAGGACAACTACGAGCAGCTTCGCAAGACCGAAGCCGCCTACGAGGAGTCCCAGAGCCAGCTGCATGACTTGCAGGTGGAGAACGCGCGTATGAAGGCCCAGAAGGCCCACCCGCAAATCAGCGACGACGTGTTCGCCCTGTGCGGCGAGACCGAACCGGAGAAGATTTCCGAATGGGCCGAGAAGTACGCGGCGCTCAACCCGGTCGCGGCTCCGACGAAATCCGAACCCGTCCGCGAGAAGGCCGAACAGGGGGCACGCACCCGTGGCGAGGGAACCCCGAAGATTCGTTCCGGCTCGTTCGCGGACGGATACGCCGCCGCCAAGGCACGTCAGGAGCAGAGGCGCCAAGCCCGCTCCGCCAAGTAACCACAAACATTCAATCGAAAGGAAAAGCACATGGCATACGAGAATGTGCGCTCCACCGGCATCGTGACCGTGGAGGAGAACAACGAGTGGCGTTTCGGCAACCACACCGATGACGGCACAGTGAGCGTCACCCTCGACCTGTCCACGTTCAACGTGAACGACAAGACGAAGCGCGACAAATACCTGACCGGCCTGGGCGACAAGGCCACGACCATCTGGATCAAGAGCGGCATCCCGCTGGCCAAGATCACCGCCAGCGGCGAATACGGCCCGTATGACCCGAATGCTACCGATGGCCGTCAGACCAAGATCGCCGGCCTGCTGGAAAGCATGGTGGAGATCAGCGTCACGTTCGGCGGCTGGGATGTGGTCAACGGCGCGAACGTCGGCATGCGCTACCGTGGCGACATCATCAAGAGCAAGCTGCCGGTCGTTCCCGCCGACGGCGCGGTGTGGGGCGGCAGCTTCTTCGACATCGAGGACGATACCGTCACCCCGCTGTCCAACGCTTCGGCCACCTCCAACATCACGGTTCCAGCAACGGTCACCGCGGCGAACATCACCGACGCCTCCACCGTCGGCCGCAGCATCCTGACCGCCAACGATGCCGCCGCAGCTCGCACCGCCATCGGCGCCGGCACCGGCAACTCGAATTTCGATGGCTCCTACAACAGCCTGAAGGACAAGCCGACGATTCCCCCCGCCTCCACGCTGCCCGCCGCCACGGCGAACGCGCTCGGCGGCGTCAAGCAGGTGACCATCGCGGCGGGCGCCAGCGCGGCGGACATCGTGACCGCACTCAAGACAGCCGGCATCGCCAAGTAACCAATCCAACAACCCTTATAAGCCCGCCCATTGTGGCGGGCTTTCGTATATCTGAAAGGAACCCTCAATGAGTGGAACCCTGGAAAAGAACATCATCAGCCCGTCCGAGGCGTCGGGTGTGGTGCAGTCCGGCTTCGATTTCATCGACGGCCTGCTGCCGTTCGGCTCCGTGTTCCCCGTCAAGTCGAATGACGGCAAGGACACGGTGACGTGGCAGAAGATCATCCCGCCGAAGGAGACCGACGCCATGAAGTTCCGCGCCTGGGACGCGGAGGCCGCTCACGGCAAGACCGTCGCCCAGTCCGGCGAGAACTACACGGGCCTTATCCCGCTGTCGAAGATGGGCCACATCTCCGAACGCGACGTCATCAACCACACGGGCGATTCCGCGTGGCTGCATGACAAGGCCGTGGAAATCCTCACCCAGTTGGGTCAGGAGGCCGCCGTACGCATCGAACTGGCCCGCATCGCCGCCATGGTGGACGCGAAGATCACCGTCGAGGAGAACGGCCTGAAGGCCAACACGTGGACGTTCGACCGTCCGACCAGCATCTCCAAGCTCACTCCCGCCAAAGTCTGGTCGGACGTGAAGTCCGATCCGGTCACGGACGTGCAGAAGTGGGTGGACGCCATCAAGAAGGAGCGTGGCCGTACTCCGGGTGCCGCGCTGACCACCAGCAAGGTCATCGACGCGCTGCGCACCAACGAGTCGTTCATCACCGAATACACGGGCGTTTCCCTTGCCAATTCGAAGCCGCGCCTGACCCGCGCCGAAGTGCTGGACGTGCTGCGTACCGCCTGCGGCCTCGCCGACGTGCGCATGATCGACGTGCTGTACACCGACCTTGAGGTCAACAACGGCTTCAAGATGCCGGTGGACACGAACACGCTGATCCCCAACGGCACGTTCATCATGTTCCCGTCGTACAACGACACGGGTCTCGGCTTCACCGCCTCCGGCCCGACCGCCGAAGGACAGGACGCCGAATACGGCATCAACAAGAGCGTGAACGACGGTTTCATCGGAGCCATGTTCTCCGGTGGCGCCCCGGTCAAGTACGACCTGTGGGCCAACGGCACGATGATGCCGATCCTGCAGGAGGCCGTCAGCACCGCGAAGGCTTCCGTCCTCGGATAGTAAGGAGGGGTCGTGGCTTCCATCGATTCCATCGACTGGCTGAAATGGTTGCGTGTCAACGCGCTCGACCAGCCCGACCTTCTCCTTGACCGGTTTCCCAACGCATGGCTGCTCAATGAGTGCGGGGTCGCTGCCGACATGGTTCAGGCTGAATGCCAGAACGTGGCCCCGCGTTATCAGAACGGCCTGTTGAAGGAGCGCACGCTTGGCTATGTGGTGAGCCAGATGGTGTTGCGTGTCGTCCGCTACCGGCAGTTCAAGACCGAATCGAACGGCAGCTACTCGTATACGAACTTCGATGCGCAGGACAATCCGCCCGGCAAGGACGGTTCCATGAACCTGTACGTGTCGAAACGTGAGAAAGCACTGTTGGAAGGCCATTCCGACTCGATGGGCCCGATGGGTACCGTGCATATGGGTCTCGACCGCGCCTACGGCATGTGAGGCGCTTATGGAGACCTATGACATGGGCCACCTCTACGACGGGGTGGACATCGACGAGCTGGGCGGAGGTCACCTGTACGACCGTACGGAATTGACCGGCCATGGCGTCCAACAGTTGTTCGATACGGATTACGTGATCGTGGTCAACCGTCGTCATGTGCAGGACGCGCATGGAGGCTATCACGAGCAGGTCGGCGACCCGGTGAAGGTCGTGTGTTCGGTCGAAGGCCGGGCGCAGCAGGCCGGCATGTTCTCCATCAGTGGCGCCGAGGACAAGAGTCCTTCCGGGCAGAACGGCGGGGGCCTTCAGGAGGTCACGCCCTTGCAGATTCTCGCACGCCAGTGGCCCGGTGATATTCATTCGCGTATCTGGTACAAGGGCGACTGGTATGACGCCGATGGCTATCCGACATGGCGTGGCAGCGGCAGCGTGCTTTCCCGTCATTGGGAGGTTCGCTGCCGTCGCGTGGTCATCGGCGGCTACGTGCCCGGCGGCATTCCCGAACCCGTATGGTCGAAGGAGGTGGGCGCCGATGGGCCGCGTGACCATCAGACCGGGGATAGGCCGTGACGTGGCGCTCATGTTCGGCCCCTCGATAACCCTCGCCGCAGCCGAGAAAGCGGCCGTCATGGTCAAAACGCAGATGGGGGTTGGAACGGTTGACGACCGTAATCATGCGGTGGCGCGAGCGGACTTGACGGATCGCATCGACGTCTCCGTCCGCCCCGGCCATGCGCAGGACCATTCGGTCGTTCTCAGCGTCAAAGGCCGTGAGGGAACGGAAATCGCCTCGCATTTGGAGTTCGGTTACGTCAACAATCGTGCCGGACGTCGTTTGGCCGGCATGCATTCCATGCGCAACGTTGCGTCGAAGCTGAAGGTGTAGGCCGTCATGGACAACATCTTCAAACACCTCGCCATCGATGTGAGGGAAAGCATCGACGCCGAACAGGTCGTCTACGAACTGTTGAACCGTGAATATCCGAACGAGGATTGGGCGTCGGTCGCAGTGTACAGCGAAATCGACCTCGACCTGAACGCCGTGACCGAGAACGGCCGGGTGATTCTCTATGAGGTGTCTCCCGGCCAACAGGTTGACAGGGGCTTGTGGCGGTTCACCGTATCGTTCACCGTTCTCGCCGCCGACACGAACAATCCGAGCGGTTTTGCCCGCGACCTGTACCGCACCGTCATGGGATGGCCGTTCGAGGAGAAGACCTCGGCGGGCAAGATAAGCCGCATCAACAGCATTGATTCCCCACAGCGTCGCAGCGACGCCAAGGAGAACCAAGGCAAGAACATCAAGGAATACGGTTTCGACGCATCAATGGACGCGCGGGACCTCATCTGACCTACAGGGGTCGGCCACATGGCCGGCCCTTTTCTTTTACCCAAATCCAATATCCGAAAGGAACCATCATGGCTATTAACGGCGATGCGCTGCTTCAGGCCGCGCGAGGAACCGTGTTCACGGCCCCGGCCAAGACCGCCATCCCGACTGCCGGCGTCAAACAGTTTCTGTTGAACTCCGGTAGTGTGAAGGTCGGCACCGCGGACACTCCCGTTTGGGATAATCTCGGCCACACGTCCAATTCCAACAAGATCAGCTTCAGCAAGGACGGCGGCGACACCACCACCATCGACACGTGGCTGATGGCCGCCGCACGCACTTCCACCGAAGCCCCGACCATCACCGTCAGCGGCGCCAGCGTCCAGGGAGACAAGGCGACGTTGAAGAAGGTCACCGGCGGCTGGGATGGTGACCACGGCGGCGTGATCGTGCCCATCAAGCCGATCGTGCAGAAGCTCGCCTTGTTCGTCCTCGCCTACGATGACGGCGACAAACTGTCCTTCGGCTTGTATCTGCCGGAGACCGATTTCACGTTCGACACCATCGACCTGACCGGCGACGAGTTCGCCGAGTTCAGCTTCAACGCGGTGGTCAAGTCCACCGATGCCCTGAAGAAGGGCCCGAACGGTGAGACTGGAGGCTACGCGCTGTTCAGTCCGGAGGATTTCAAGTAGGGTCCGCAGCCATCCGCGCTGCGGATGGTGGAGACCCGCCAGCCCCAGTCGAGGCTGGCAAGGATACTCCGGCT